TTTCAATACCGAACTTAGTACCTTTTGATCTATAAAAGTTATTAGATAAACTTGCAGATGTACGAGCATCAAGTGTACCTTTTAAATAGTTTTGACCTAATAATAATTCATCTTCTATAAATGTAAGGTTTTCTGTGTCTGTCTGTACAATGTCTCGAAGCGTAGGTATTGTTTTTAATCTTTGGCCAAAGTTTCCGTCACTATCTAAATTTTCATGATACTTTTCTAATAAGGTAATGAGTTTCGGATTATCTTCTCTAAACCATTCAGGTAAAGCTTCGCTGACTAGATTCCCTGTAAAATCTAGTTCACGTCTTCCGATATCTGAAAGGGTTTTATCTGTCATTTTTAATTATCAGCTTCTGTTGTTACTGCAGCAATAGTACTAAGACTTTCATCATACTTAATTATATTTTGTCTTTCTGGTGCAAGAACACTTTGATTTGCAGGTTTAACTCCAATTTTAATTTCAGTAGCTGAACCTAAAAACGCGGTTGGTCTAAATCCATCAATACTTAATACTCCTGTATGTGAATTGTATGATCCTATATTATCTACTATAACAGTTCCGCTTTCTGATGATACTACTTGTAATTTACTACTTGCAACATTGGGTGCTGATTCGTTTAAAATTCTACAATTAGTTCCATCAATTTTAAATGTATTACTTTTTACAACTAAATCCGCATCAGTTGGTACAGCTACTGCGGCCGGAACTTGAATGGCTCCAGGAAAAGTAAGAGTAAAATTATTGAACGTATTTAATGTTGGCGAAATTCTTTGTTGCATTCTTATATTCATTCTTGATGAGAGTACAGCATTACTTGTATCATCTATCAAAGCTAACAATGCAGATCTTCTAAATGCTTTTCCAAATTTACCGGTATTAGCAATAAAATAATTATTTACTATAGTTTTAATAGATTCTGTAATAGTATTAATAGAAAGAGAAGTTAAAAGAGGATTTATTTGATAGAATAATTCTGTTTCAACAAATGTTTCAATAGGATCTGCAAATTCTACATTGAAAGATACTATGGCAAGCTGTTTAACAAGCTCTATAATAGAAGCTTCTGTTGCTGCTTTAGTTTCAGCAGTTACATCATCTTCATAATCGATAGATGAAAACACAGTACCAAACTTAGGCTCTGGATTATCTTGACCACCCCATGATATAATATCATTAATCAATGTAGAAAAGTTTCTGTTTATGATAGCAGTATAATCTTCGGGTGTAACCATTCTATTCTGTGATGCATATTGAAACGGTGCATTCGTACGAATCGAAGCAATCGTTTCTTTTTCATCGCCGCCAATAGACGCTGTCTTTGTGGATGGTGCATTTAAAGTTCTTGGAGATCCAAGTACAGTAACTGCATCAATAGCCGTAAAGACCTTTGCAGTATTTGCGGCTGAGCCTTTTACTGAAAGATATTCTACTGTAATAGTATTACCTGCAGCTGGTGCCACACCTAAAATTCCGTTACCACCAAATGATAATTGATAGAATCCGTTAGGAGCTTCTTTTAAAATGTAAATAGTAGATGAAGAATTAATAACAGTAGCTGCAGTAATATTAGTATATACAGTAGTACTAGTTCCATCTACAACTCTTACGATCGCGGTATCGGCATCAAGATTTTCATCAGGAATTATATAAACATCTGCTGCATTAAATTCTCCAACATTAAAGGTTTTGGTTGTTACAGTACCTTCAAATATTGGAATAGAAGTAGAGCCATCTGTTGTTTTAAAGTTATAGGCACCACTACCGTCGTCAGTAGCTGACATAACTTCTCTTGTTTGAAATGTGTATGTAATGTCATCAACAGGAGCTGAGAATCTAAAATTAGTAGGAAGATTAAGTGTAGATGGTCTACCAGTTACTCCTGATAAATTTAAAGTAAGCCCAACAGTTGCTTTAGCTGAAGTCGCAGTATCTGGTACATAACCAATACCCGTGGCAAGTGATACGACACTTGATCTCAATTGAGCAGTACCTAGAAATGATTCGTTCAATGCAAAGTTTGTAGTTAGTCCGTTAATGTGCGTATTGTATGCAAGTACGTCAAGAATATTTGAAAGACCAGATGCTTCAAAATCATAGTCAGCAAATTCTGTTGTATTTTGTAAATACGTTTTAAGATTAGATTTTATATTTGCAAAGTCTAATGCGGTTGAATTAATTGTTGTTGCCATGTTATCTTAGCCTCGCAAGCGTACTAGTAAATTTTACTAATTCTTCTGTGTTTATTACTTTAAATTCTACTGTTACTCTAATAGAATTTCTATCTGGATTTGCTATTGCAGTAACGTTTAATGCCTCTGCTCTTGGTTCAAATACATTAATAGCATGTCTACAGCTTTCTTCAATATCTTCTTCTGATTCGTCATCAGCAAGCTCAAATAATAAATCTCTGAGATTAGCACCAAATTTAGGTTGAAACGGTTTTTCATAATAATTTGTAAGCATTAAGTTTTTTACTGCTTGCTTCACTGCTGCTGCATCTGTCTTTTTAAAAATCTCTCCACTTGGTTTAGCCGCAAACGTAAGATCTATATCTTTATAAAGCTTAGTTCGAGATCCAATAATAGAACTCGATCCTAATCTTACATCTTCTGCTGCTAATTTAGTGGCCATGATTATCTCTTTTAGTTACCTTTATTTATAACAGTTTTATGCATCTACAAATCCAAAAGCAGATCTAAACCAACTATCTGATCTCCATACTACTTTAGTTTTCTTATCATAGCCGCTTCCTATTATTCTATCATTGCCTGTAAATGCACCTAACATATCTAAATGCATACCTTCATCATCCATGTATTTTGGATTTTGTTCAGGTCCATGTCCTCCTGCAAGGATGCCATTATCTATGGCGGCTTTTATAAAATCTGTCATAATAAGTCGATCTGCGTGTTTGAAAGAACTTAAAGCTCTATTATTTTTATATAGTTTAATATCTGCAGCTAATCCAGTATTATGTCTTCCGCTGCCTCTACTCTTACCATTAGTACCTGGTTGTTTACCACTATATATTTCTACATAATCTAAGTTAGCAGTTCGAGCTGCATTTGCTAATACAATTTCTAATTCTTCATTTACCCTTCTATCTCGTATAGTATTTGTATCATAAGAATATTTTATTTTCTCATCTGGTACAACTAATCTTGATGCTACGGCTTTATTTGGTTCTACTGAAACTATTTCTATCAAATCATCTTGACTTAATACTTCATTATTGTATACGGTTTCTAATTTAAATTGAGTAAGTCCGATAGGATTATAATCTTCATCGACTTCTGGCATAACAACTGTTATTTGAATATTTAATTTATCTTCTTGAAGCGTATCATAATTTAAAAGTATTTTATCATAGCCAAATAAACTTTCAGCTAATCTTACTGCAAAGTTAAATGATACTTCTGCAGATTGCTTATTCGATGAATCATGTAATTCATATGTAATAGCTCTACCTGATGTTGCAAGAAATGGTATAGAAGCCGGACTAGATGTTAAATTTTCTCCAGAATATTTATTATAAACACCTTCAACAACTGTTAAATTCTGATCCTCAAATTGCTTGTTTGCTTTTTTAAATTTGATTACTTCGGCTTGTAATAATAATTGTCTAGTTAAAGTTAAATTTTCTTTAATACTTAATGTAACATCTGTTAATCGTACGCCTTCAAGTAAAAATGTAGATATTGGTATACCTGCTCCTAATAAAGCTTTACCAGTATTTAAAACACTTATCTTTTTACCTAGTGATTCTAAATTAGAATTAGCTATTCTTCGCGGATCTCCCATAATTCTCATTGGATTATATCGACTATCAGGTATAAATTTTTTAACTTGCCTATCGCTTTTGATATAACTTACTACATCTGTAGATACTCCTAAATTTTGATTATACGCTATGTATGACACGTTTCCATCATAAGATCTACCTTGACCTGGTGGAATTTTATCTAATGCAAATGACTTTGATATTTGTGACGTGCTTTCTAAATATGTAATGAAGTCTCCGTTTGCTGAATTACTTGGATCTTTTAATTTTGCTCTGATCTCTCTTAAACTTAAAGTTCTATTTGAAACTCCACCTGTTATTTTATCTAAATCAATTTTATTTTTATATCCATCACCTTCATCTATTTTTACTTTACGATATCCGTATTTAGAATCACGAAGAGCAGCTGCCATTCGACCTGATGTGGGTTGCGATGTTTGAGTTGTATCTGTAGCGACAGTAGTACCAGCACCAACTGAAAAGGCATGTGATGAGCCTGGACCTGTATCAGTACCACCTGTAACCGCTTTATCTGCGGTTCCTTGTAAATCACCAGTAAATCTTGGAGCTGTCATACCTCCAGTGGCAGTAACACCTGCTGCAGTTACTCCAGCAGTATATGTAGCCGATGTTCCAAAATAATTCTTTGCATAGTATATCATATTCTCACCACCAATAGTTCCGCCTGCACCTACCACTGTAAGATCTTCTGCAGAAATA